CGCGCTCTGCCCTGATTCTGTTGCCAATGGTGTCCATGTTCATATTGGAACGGAAAACCGTAACGGAATGCCGTTGACGGGTGTCTACGGAATACCGTAGGCTGCTGCTCATGGACAAATCCTGGTCAGACATCATTGCGGAGCTTCAGGTGAAGGGCATGACGTACGCCCAGATCGGTGAGGAGATCGGTTGCGCCGGCTCGACCGTCGGAGATTTGGCCTCCGGCCGGTCCCAGTCGCCTCGAGCCTCGAGCGCCCTTGCCCTCTTGCAACTGCACGGGGCCCGCTGTGGCGGCAACACTGTCGCCGCGCCCGCATCTAGAGAGGTGATTGGTCCGCTCGTCGACAGCCGCATGAGCAAGCGCGCGCTGCGCAGTCGCCTTGGGCTCACGAGCGATGCCCACCTGGCCAAGGTCCTGAAGCTGCCGGTGGGTCAGGTCGAGGCCTGGCCTGAAGAGCAGGGCTTGCCTGCGTTGCCGCAGGTTCTCCTGCTGTTGGGAGTGCTTGAGCCCGTGGTGGCCGCAACCGCCGACGTCCCAGAAGACCCCGACGCGCACCGAATCATCGACGTCCACGCCGCCTAACTGGCCGTCCCTGGCCTTCGTCCCTGAATTGAATTCGTCCATGGCGGCCAGTGTGCCGCCGACCCGAGATCCCGTCATGAAGCACGCGACCCATTTCCTGCCCAAGCGCCAGACCGTGATCTTCGCGTTCACGGAGCAGATGCTGCGCGACACCGGCAGCAACCGCCGGTCGTTCGCGATGGCCGTGGCCGACTTGTACCTGAAACTGGTGGCGGAGGACGACCGCGAGGTTCCGTTCCGCATCACGCGCGGTGGCGACGGGGATGCCGACAAGAAGCACAACGGCCAGATCCTAGGCCGCTACCTCGACGGGGTGGTCAAGACGTTGCCGGCCAACCTGGAAGACGCGTGGGTGATGAGCCTGCCGGAGCCGTACCGCGCCAACTGCGAGCGCGAGCTGTGCCGTCGGCGTGGCGTGCTGCCGATCCGCCTGGATGCCATCGAGGAATCCCGCGACACCGTGGGTGTTGGCCAGCTGATGAGCGATTTCGGCGAGCTGGTGGCGGCGATCAGCCCGGCGGTGGCCGATGGCGTGATCGACGAGAAGGACCGGCCGCACGCGCGGCGGATCATCAATGAAACCGACGACATGCTGATCCGGCTGCTGACCTTCCGCAAGGCCATCGTCGCCCTGATCGGCCAGGAGCAGATCGCATGAACCTTCCTGCGCGCAATACCGACATCAGCACCAGCCATGAAGCGGCTGTCCACATCGTTGCCAGCGGCATTCAGGCGATCCAGCAGGACCGTGCCGCCAGTGCGGTCAAGGTGAATCCCGGCCTCACCAGCATGGAGCTTGCCAAGGCCAGCGGGCACGACCGCTACATGCTGGCCCGTCGCCTCCCGGAGCTGTTGGAAGACGGCAGGGTCTGGCGTGGCCCGAAGAAGCCTTGCGAGGTCAGCGGGCGCAGCGCATGCACGTGGTGGCCAGTGGCCCCGGGCGAGAACCTGGCGCTGGGGCTGTAACGATGAGCGCACGGGTTACAGGCATGGTCTTCGACCGATACCCCAATGGCGGCGGCGAAATGCTGCTGGCACTGGCTCTGGCGGACCACGCACACGATGACGGCACGCACATTTTCCCGTCGATCGCTCGGCTGGCTGCGAAGACGCGGCAGTCCGAACGGTCGGTGCAGTACCAGCTCCGCCGCATGGAGACCGCAGGCTGGCTTGTCCTGGTCAATTCAGGGATTGGCGGCCGCCGTAGTGGCTTCGGCGAAGGTGGTCGGACCCGGCAGTACCGGATCAACCCCGAATGGATGAAGGGTGCAGAAATTGCACCCTTTGTGAAGGGTGCAAAAGAGGGCGGCGAAGGGTGCAAAACGACGTCGGAAAGGGTGCAAAAAGGGCCCTCAAAGGGTGCAACAGCTATTGCACCCGAACCAAAAGCAACCAAAAGCAAACAAGAGCAACCCTCACACCGCGAGGCGGTGGGCGAGGCGAGCGAGCGACCGCTGACCGAGTTGGAGCAGTCGGCGGAGCTGTCGGGGTTCGGCGTGGTGCCCGAGGGCGTCGACCGCGAAGTCCTGACCCGGTTCGTCCGTCATCGCCGCGCCTGCCGCCGTCCGCTTTCCGTCCAGGGCTGGCTGCAGGTCCGCAACCAGCTGACCGCGCTGATCGCGGCCGGCCACGACGCCAACGAATCCTTGAGGCAGACCATGGCCGCCGGCCTGGCGCTGCCGGTTGTCCCCATTGCCCACCAATCCACCGGAGCAGCCCATGCGCAGCCTCACCACGGTTCTGCCGACCACGTCACCCAGCTCCGCGAGCAGTACGAGCGAAGCCGGCAACAGCGACAGCATGGCGGTAGCCACGCTGGCGTCGCAGGAATCGTCGACGCCGAATTCTCTGTCGTCGGCTGACCCGGACCCGCGCGCTGTGGCCGCTCTGTGGACGCTGTGGGAGCGGATGGCGGCAATGTTCCCGGGGAAGTGGGCCCGGGCGAACGGCGCGGCGCCGGTGGCGCAGAGCGGCGCGCTTACGACGGCGGGCGAGGTGTGGCTCCAGGTCATCACCGGTTTGAGCCCGAAGAAGCTCGCCGCTGGGCTATCTGCCTGCATGCGGGATGCTCTGGACTGGCCACCCAACCCGCCGCGTTTCCGCGCGCTGTGCTTCGACGTGCCCGCGCTGGCGCAGGTGCAGCAGGAGATCCGCCCCGGGCGGGCCCAGTGCGGCTTCACGGTGCTGGTGCGTTCGCTGCTGGACCTGCACGTCTACGTCAGCGAGGACGGCTACAACCAGGCGCGCATGCTGCAGGATGCCTACGAGCGCGCCGTGCGCCATGTTGTCGACGGTAAGCCGGTGCCGGAGCCCGCCTTGGCGCTGCCTCCGGCGGCGGTTGGGGTGGCGGAGGTGCGCGACCGACAGTCTGCCCGGGAGGCGATGGAGCGCGCCGCAGCAGAGCTCGGCTTCGGGGGCGCGCCCTGATGCGGTCGGACAACAACCAGCTGGACATCTTCAAGCACGACCCACGCGTCACCGCGCCGATCCAGGCCAAAGCGTTCCGCGCGGCCGCAGAGACGGCGCTGAAGGACGTCCAGTTCAGCTCCCGCGAGCGCCAAGAGCGCCATGACTACTACTTGGGCGAAGCCAAGCGGCATGAGGCCGAGATACGGAAGCAGAAGCGCGCGGTTGCTCGCGGGCGGGCACGTCAGAAGGTGGCGCGCTGATGTGGTCGAAGGCGCCGCCGCCGAACGCTGCCGAGGGCGCCCGCATCGCGGCGGCCAAGGTCGGGCCATGCATGGCCTGCTTGGCACTGGTCACCCAGCAGCTGCTGGAGCCGTGTCTGGTGGTGTACGGCTGCGACTACAACCACGCAAAGAGCGGGAACGTGCGCCGAGGGCACGCCTTCGGGTTCGCCCTGTGCACCTGGCACCACCGGCGCCACCCGATCGGCGGCAACACCTTCGCGACGATGCGCGAGATCTACGGCCCGAGCCTGATGGATGGCTCCGGGGTCTTCCACGAAACGTACGGCACCGACGACGAGCTGATCGCACAGCAGACGTTGGTCAATGAACTGAGGGCAGCAGCGTGAACAGAGAGTATGGCGAGCGAGCCAAGAGCATCCGTGCGGTCTTCGATGCCGTGCCGGATGAAGCGATGACCACGCAGAGCCTGTACGGGCGGATGGGCGTTGCCGCGGTCGGGATGGCAGAAGAGCGGAAGAACGTCCGCAACACCCTGCCTGCCCTGGTCCGCTGTGGCTTCTTGGTGAAGTGCGGCCTGGGCACCGACGCCACCTACCAGAGCACCGGGAAAGCGAAGCGCGCCCCGAAGGCCAGCGACGCTGAACTGGCCAGGCGCAAGGGGCGCCGGAATGCCTTGAGGCAGTCCACCGTAACTGCGGTCAGGACGCGCGCTGCCCGGGTGGCTCAGCAGGCGGCAAACACGCCCGCGCCAGCGAAGGCCCCGAAGGTGGTGGAGGGAGAGACCGTGGAGCAGTTCCTGGCGCGAGGCGGCCGGGTTCAGCGGCTGGTGGCCACCTGGGAGCAGGCGGCATGAGCGACATCAAGAAGAAGGCGCAAGACCTACTACAGCTGCTGCTGTCGCAATACCTCGCCGCCGGCTTCCCGGCTGGGGACCCTGTCGCGGCTAGCGAGGCGAATGCATTGGCAATCAAGGCCATCGCCGCCGCCCTCACGCCGCCCGAAGGGTATGTACTGGTGCCGGTGGAGCCGACGCAGGAAATGGTCGATCAGGGCACGCACTGCACCCACGCCGAAGATTGGGAGGTGCGCAGCGCCTGGGTCTACATGCTAAGCCACCGTCCGGAGGTTTTGCCGTGAGCCGGATCAACTGGCCGATCGCGGTACTGGGCATGCTGTGGTGGTACATGGAGACCAGCTACTTTGGGTGGAACACCGCGCCGGAAAGCGTGGCGGAGCTGTTCGCTGACGGCATGGCGATGGCGTTCTACGCAGTCGCCTTCGCCCTACCGCCCAAGCGCTTCGAAGTGACCGTGGTGGTTAACAAGGGGGCGTCCGGTGGCTGAGCGCGCGCTGGAGCTGGTGCTGCCCTGGCCGAGCAGGGACCTCTCGCCGAACGCGCGGGTCCACTACCGGGTCAAGGCGGCAGCCACCAAGGCGGCGCGCCAGACGGCGGTGGTGCTGGCCTTCGAGGCAGGCTGGCGCGACGCCTGGCTGCCGGCAGGGCGGTTGCACCTGTGGATCAACTTCTACCAGGCGCCTGGCAAGAAGCTGCCGGACGACGACAACATGATCGGACGGTGCAAGCCCTACCGGGACGGCATCGCTCAGGTACTGGGGATCGACGACAAGCGGTTCATCAGCCACCCGTTCGTCAGCAACGAACGCCGCCCGGGCGGTCAGGTCGTGATCCGGATCACGGGCGGCCCGGAGCAGGCGCAGCCATGACCAAGTACACCTACCGCGGCGCCATGGCGCCGTCGGCGAGCGCGGACAACATGCGGCTGCAGATGGCCTGCCGCATCGCGTTGAGGTACAGCCACCGGCTCCCGACGGTGCAGGAGCTACAGGACGAATTTGGGATGCACCGGGCCACAGCGTATCGGTGGATAGCCGCCATGAGGGCAGCGCGAGACGAACAACAGAACAGCCACCAAGAGCAGGGGAACCGACATGGGTAACGTTCGCGAGCTGATGGCCCGCCTGGGTCCGAGCACCGTCAAATTTGACACCGGCCGCGGCGGGACGCCCGACCTCACCAACCAGGACATCGCGGCTGCCTTGGGCATGGTGCCTGCCGGACTGGGCCGGGAACTGCTCGAGGCGTGCTGGTGGCCGGACGGCGCCGCTCTGCGCCGGCACCGGCTGCGGGACGCGGTCATCGCGCTTGTCACCCCGGAGCTGCGCCGCCAGCAGCGCAAGCTGGCCGATGCCCGTACCGAGCTGGGCCTGGCCGAGGTGTGCATGGGCTGGGCCGGCGCCGTGACCGCCGAGCAGCGCGCCGAGCGGGACCGGGCGGCCCATCGGCTGGGGCAGGTGAAGGCGCAGTGCTGGCCGATCAGTACCCTGGAATCGCTGCCGACCTTGGCTGCAGCGGTGATCAGCGAGATTGCCAAGCGCCCGAACTGCCAGGCGTGTGAGGGCAGGGGAGAGGTGATGTCAGGTGAGCTACGCGTGGTGTGCAAGATCTGCAGCGGCTCCGGACTGGCAGGAATCAGCGACCGTCGGCGCGCGATTTCCATCGGGCGTGATGAAGCCGCTTACCGCCGGACGTGGAAGCCGGTGTATGAGTGGCTGCTGGCGCGAATGCAGGAGGCGGAGCAAGAGGCAGCTTGGCATATGAGAAACGCCATCAGTTCGGCTGCATGATGGGGTGATATTCTCCCCCGAACCCAGGGGGAGAAACGGACGTGATCATCGAGTTTACTTCGGCCATTGGTGGCCTCAAAACTGCGGTTGAGCTAGTTCGTGGGGTCGCTGCTGCAGACCGAGCCCTCAATGAAGCCGATTTGAAGCTTAAGCTACTTGGGGCCGTGAATGAGATGGTAACGGCCCAGATGGCGTTAGTAGACGCTCGCCAAGCGCTAGAGGAACGCGATGCCGAAGTTGAGCGGCTGAGGGATGCACTGTCGATCAAGGGAACGGTGGTCCTTATCAACAGCGCCTACTACATGGTGGATGGGACAGGGCGTGGAAGCGGCCACGGGTACTGCATGAGGTGCTACGAAGTCGAGCATCGACTTCGACATCTGGCATATGGACGGCTCAAGATGGGTGATTCGGCTTTCTGTCCGTCCTGTGAAACCAAGTACGCATATGCCGGTGTTTATCCTATCGAGTAGTGCGGAGGTGACACCTCCGCACTTTCCCCGCTAAATTCCTACCATCGCACGCGACCATGCCCGGCCACTGAGCCGGGCTTTTCATTTCTGGACCCGCCATGATCCTGACCGCCTCGACAATCCAGCAGGCGGTCGGCTGCAGTGCCGCCATCGCGGCCGCGTGGGCCGATCCGCTGAACACCGCCTTTCGGGTGTTCGGCATCACCACCCCGAAGAGGGCAGCTGCGTTCCTGGCTCAGGTCGGCCACGAATCGGGCGGGCTGTCCACGGTCGTGGAGAACCTCAACTACGGCGCACAGGGTCTGGCCAACACTTGGCCGAGCCGGTACGCGGTGAACCCGAAAGCCAGGCCGCTGGTGCCGAACCAGCTGGCGCGCGCGCTGGAGCGCAAGCCCCAGGCTATCGCCAACAACGCGTATGCCGGTCGTATGGGGAACGGCCCCGAGGCCAGCGGCGATGGTTGGCGGTATCGCGGTCGCGGCCCGATCCAGAACACCGGCAAGGCCAACTACGCAGGAATGAGAGATACCCTTCGAGCCAAGGGCATCGCAGGCGTGCCCGACTTCGAGGCGCAGCCAGATCTGCTGGAGCTGCCGAAGTGGGGCGCGCTCGCAGCGGGCGCTTATTGGGAAACGCGGAACCTGAATCGCCTGGCCGATGCCGGGCAGTTCGACACGATCACTGAGCGCATCAACAACGGCCAGACCGGTGCGGCCGACCGACGCGCCCGTTACGCGCGCGCGCTGAAGGTGCTGGCTCCGTGACGGCGGCGAAGAAGAAGGCGGCAAAGCTGTCGCCAATCAGCCAGCTTCAGGGGGTCCTGCTCGTGCTGGACAACCGCAGCGGCCGGCCGACGGCGGAAATGTTGGCCAACGTCCGAGAGATGGTCGGCGATGCCCTGTCGGTGCTGAATGAGCCTGATCCGGTAAAGCAGCGCATCGGCTTCGTGTTGCTCGCTATCCAGCAGTCCACCGAGGTGGTGGTTAAGACGCTTCGCGGCAAGCGCATCACCCGCGTGACCGTTGTTGATCAGCCCCTCTACCACTGGGCTCTGGAAGAGATCCACGCACTGGCAGGTGCCGCATGACCTTCGCAACCCGAAACATCGGCGCGGCCCGGGTCGGCATCGCGGTGATGGTCCTCTTCATGCTGGGCATGGCGATGGCCGTACTGAGCTCCGTGGTGATCCCCGAACAGAACAAGGATTCCTTCAGCCAGCTGATCGGCGGTTTGAACAACGCCACCGGCATGGTCATCGGCTACTTCTTCGGTATGACCCGCAGGGCTTCTGGAGCCTGATATGAACCGCCTAATCGCAACCGCGCTCGGCTTCGTCGCTTGGACCGTTCTGGTGTTCTGGGCCGGCTCCACCTTCGCCGGCCGGGGCGCCGACATCAAGGCGTCTAAGAAGGAGACGGCCCAGGCAACTGCGGTGGTTGACCAGGTGAACCAGACCCGGACCACCGAGCACACCCAGGCCGTCACCATGGCCACCATTGGAGCGAAGCATGAAGAAGACCGCGCTGCGGCCCCGGCCGTCGCTGATGTTGTTGTGGCTGACCTGCGCTCTGGTGCTCTCCGGCTGCGCAACGACCTCGCCGCGTGTCACACCGACCTCCTGTCCCAGACCGCAGCCGGCGCCCTCGAACGTGATGCGGCAGCCCAACGCCGAGAAGAGTTTGCGGGAAGAGTTGTTCGAATCGGGCGAGACGCCGACGACCAGCTCCGCGCCTGCCAAGCCGTCATCGCCGCAGACCGGGCCGAGGTGATCCAGTGAGCAATATGCTCGATGCGCACGCAAAGCCACTGATTCTGCAGTTTCAGCAGGGCGCTACGGAGCCGACGGCGAGTCAGCTGGCGCGATTGCAAGATGCGCTTGCGGCGGCATTCCCCGCCCGCCGTGTGGTCTTGCTCCCTTGTGGGATTGAGGTAGCGCCCGGGTCGCAGGAAGACCTGATGAAGATTGGAGAAAAGCTAGACGCCCTGATCGGCGCCCTGGCTGCCGAGGGCGAAGAGGAGCAGGAGAGCCCGCCCACTAGCCTGGACGGTTACGTGCTCCCCGGTGAGCGCAACCAGTCGCAGAGCCTGGGCTGATGCCGAGCTTCCCATCCAGCCACAAGCCGCTGCCAAGGCTCGCGCCTGTTCACGCTGCGCAGGTTGAGGTGGAGAACTACGGGAAAGGACGCGGCGGGCGCCCATGGCGTCGGAAGCGCGACGCGGTCATGGCTCGCGACAAGTACATGTGTCAGCCCTGCCTTCGCGCCGGGCGCACTGCGCTGGCCACTGAGGTGGATCACATCACACCCCAGGCTGAGGGTGGCTCCGACGACCAGGCGAACCTTCAGGCGATCTGCGAGGACTGCCACGTCGAGAAGACCAAGGCCGAGGCCGCGCGTGGCGCGAGTCGGTCGCATCCCCGTCGCCGACCGGCCGCGCACCCGCCCTCGAACCCCCGGGGGGGAGGGGGAAAAGTCTGAGGCGTTGCCTACGGACACCGGCCGCTCAGTCGTTTTTTTGCACCGTCAATTCAGAAAATTCAGTTTTTGAGACCCAGCCATGGCCCGCGCCCGCAAGCCCACAACGCTAAAGGTGGTGGCCGGCACTGATCGGCCCGACCGCGCCCTGGCCGAGGTAGCGGAGCTACCCCTGGTGTCTGACGTGCCCTCGGCGCCCGACTGGCTGCCGAATGCCCATGCGAACAAAGAATGGGACCGGCTCGCGCCGATCCTCCATGCCAACAAGCTGCTGACCGAGGCGGGGCTTTCCGCGCTCGGTCAGCTCTGCGCCCTGCACGGCAAAACCGTGCAGCTGTACGCCGCCGGAGAGGCGCCGGTCGCTTCCATGGTCGCCCAGCTTCGGGCGCTGATGAACGACTTCGGCCTGACACCGGCAGCACAAGGGAAGGTGAGGCCGAATGGCGACACGGAAAAGCCCGGGAACGCGTTCGCCGCGCTCGGAAAGCCGGGAGCCCGCGCCGCCAAGTGACTACGTCGACGTAGCAATCGCGTACGCGCGATCAGCGTCCACTGACCGATCCGGTCGATTCGGACGATTGATCAAGCTGGCAGCCAAACGCTTTCTGAATGACCTGAAGCGCGCCAACAAGAAAGGCGCTCCGTTCTGGTTTTCCCGCGAACACGCGAACCACGCGTGTGGATGGATCGAACTTCTGCCGCACGTCGAGGGCAAGTGGGACACGCCGGAAATCCGGCTGCATCCGTCGCATGTGTGGTTCGTGGTCCAGCTGTTCGGCTTTCGGAAGCCGGATGGCACCAGGCGATTCACGTCGGCGCTTTTCGCCGTGGCACGAAAGAACGCCAAGTCCACGCTCTCGGCGGCAATCCTGCTGTACTGCCAATGCTGCGAGGACGAAGAGGGCGCCCAGGTTATCTCGGCGGCGACCACTGGCAGCCAGGCGCGGATCATCTTCAACGTGGCCAAGCGCATGGCCGAGAAGATGGCCGATCTGCGGGACGCCTACGGGCTTGAGTGTTGGGCCAACGCCATCAGCCGGGTGGAGACCGGGGCAACGTTCAAGCCAATCAATGCGAAGGCCAGCACGCAGGACGGGTTGAATCCTTCCCATGTCGGCTTGGACGAGATCCATGCGCACAAGACGCCAGACCTGCTGAACGTGCTTCAGTCTGCGGCCGGTGCCAGGCGCAATCCTCTGTGGCTTTTCACTACCACCGAGGGATACGCCAACCCTGGGCCATGGGCCGAGATTCGGCAGTTCGCTGCCCAACTTCTGGAGGGCGTCTTTGGCGAGACCGCTGACCACTTCCTGGCGATATTCTTCGCCGTGGATAAGGACGACGCCGACTTCGACGAGAAGGCTTGGCACAAGGCCAACCCGTTGATGGACGTTAATCCGCACCTGCTCGCGGCTATACGAAAGGAGTCTGTCGAGGCGAAGGCGATGCCTTCGAAGCTGGCCGAGTTCCAGATCAAGAGGTTGAACCGCCCTGCGGCAGCGGCCAATGGTTTCATTCTGCTGCCAAAGTGGAACGCTTGCGCGGGCGACGTGGATCTGGACGCACTCAGGGACGCGCCCTGCTGGGGCGGGCTGGATCTGGCGAGCACGCGCGACCTCACGTCGCTGCGGCTCGTTTGGCGCGTCGGTGACAAAATTGTCACTTGGGGCAGGCGGTGGGTGCCGGAGTCGGCTGTCATGCAGCGGACCGAGCGCGGCACGGTGCCTTATGCCGGCTGGGTCGCCGCCGGGCTGATAGAGCAGACGGAGGGCGAGGTCACCGACTACGCGGTGATCGAACAGGCCATCCTGGATGTGCGGGATAGATTCAACCTTCAGTCACTGGCCTTCGACCGCTGGAACGCTACGGAAATGGTCAGCAGGCTGGTTGCAGCCGAGGTCCCACTGGTCGAGTTCATTCAGGGGCCGAAGTCCTACCACCCTGCGATGACTGAGCTGGAGCGAGCCTACATCGGAAAGCGCCTGGTGCATGACGGCGATCCGGTGTTGGCGTGGTGCGCTGCGAACCTGATCGCGCGCCAGGACGTGAACCTGAACATGGCACCGGACAAACGTCGGTCCCCAGACAAGATCGACGACATGACCGCACTGCTGATGGCTATCGGCGTGTCTCTCACGACCGAGGCGGATGGCGGGATGGACGACTGGTTGAGCAACCCAATTTTGGCGGGAGCCGCATGAAGACGAAGCATCAGAACGGGGTGCTTGGCCGGGTCCGGGCAGCTGTCGATGGGTGGGTTCGCTCATTCACTCTGAGGGATAAGGACCTTTTCATAGACCGCGTGATGGACAATCAGGCTGGTGTGGACGTCACGCCGAAGGCAGTGCTGCAGCTCGATGCGGTCTGGTCTTGCGTACGGTTGATCTCGGAGACCATCGCCACGCTGCCGCTCTCGATGTACGAGCGTACTAGCGGCGGGAAGCGTCTGGCCGGGCAGCACGCCATCCACTTCGTCATTCACGATCAGCCGAACCCCGATTCAACCGCTGCGGTCTTCTGGGAGGCGATGATCGTAGCGATGCTTCTGCGCGGCAATGCGTTCGCGGAGAAGCTTTATGCCGGCGATCGGCTGATCGGCCTCCAGTTCCTTGATCCCGACAGGCTCGCGATTAACAGGGATGCCAACGGGAACAAGGTGTATCGATACCTGAAGAAGGACGGCAATCCCAGGACCATTCCCGCCGGGCGGATATGGCTGATCCCGGGCTTCACCCTGGACGGTGAGGTTGGCGTGTCGGTGATCCGCTACGGCGCAAAGGTGTTCGGGAACGCAATGGCAGCGGACAAGGCAGCGGCCCAGACCTTCCGCAATGGTCTGCTGCAGACTGTCTACTACAAGATCACTCAATTTCTGAAGCCGGAGCAGCGGACGGAATTCAAGAAGAACCTGATGGGATCGATCGAGCGCGGCGAAACGCCGCTGCTCGAGGGTGGAACTGAGGCAGGGACGCTTGGCATCAACCCGTCAGACGCACAGCTGCTGGAATCACGTGCCTTTTCGGTCGAGTCGATCTGTCGTTGGTTCCGCGTTCCGCCGTGGATGGTAGGTCACACGGAGAAGTCGAGCAGCTGGGGCACGGGAATCGAGCAGCAGATGATTGGCTTCCTGACTTTCACCCTCGGGCCGTGGCTGCGTCGGATCGAACAGGCCATCAGCAAGGATTTGCTCACGCCAGGCGAGCGGATCAGGTACTACCCCAAGTTCAACGTTGAAGGGCTGCTGCGCGCGGACAGTGCAGGGCGAGCCGCCTTCTATGGAGTAATGGTGGACAAGGGAATCCTGACCCGCGACGAGGTTCGGGCGCTGGAGGACCGTGAACCGATGGGCGGCAATGCCGCGGTCCTCACCGTCCAGTCCGCTATGACCACGCTGGACGCCGTCGGCGCCAGCTCCGATGTGGCGCAGGCCCGCGCTGCGGTGCGTGCATTTCTCGGCTTCTCAGACGACAAGAAGGACTGACCCAGATGACAATCAAGACGCTGCCGGGTGTACCGGAGGGGCGCCCGTGCGCGGCCGTAAGCAGCCAGCTGCAGCCCCGCGCCTTGGACCGCTGGAACGCCGGCGTCCGCGCAGCGGCTGATTCCGACGCCGACCGCACCATCAGTATCTACGACGTGATCGGCCAGGATTATTGGAGCGGCGAGGGTGTAACGGCAAAGAGGGTTGCGTCTGCCCTCCGCAGCATGGGAAAAGGCCCGGTCACCGTGAATGTGAACAGCCCCGGCGGCGACATGTTCGAGGGCTTGGCGATCTACAACCTCCTTCGCGAACACAGCGGCGAGGTGACCGTGAAGGTCCTTGGCTTGGCTGCGTCTGCGGCGTCGGTGATTGCCATGGCGGGCGACACAGTACAGATCGCCCGAGCAGGCTTCCTGATGATCCACAACGCATGGGTGATGGCGATCGGCAACCGTAACGACCTTGAAGAGGTGGCAGCAACTTTGAAGCCCTTCGATGACGCGATGGCGAGCGTCTATGCGGCGCGGACGGGCCAAGACGTGAAGGCAATGGCCAAGCTGATGGACGCTGAGACCTGGATTGGCGGAGAGGCAGCCGTCGCAGACGGGTTTGCCGATGAGCTCTTGGCCTCCGACCAAGTCGAGAAGGGAACCGAGAGGCAGGGCGCATCCGCAGCCCGCCGGATGGAGGCCCAGCTGCGCGCCTCCGGCATGCCGAAGTCTGCCGCCATGCGGCTGATGAGCGAGTTCAAGACCGGCGAGGGTGATCCCGCCGGCGGCGGTGAGGGAGATCCCACCGGACAGAGTCGGCTCGCGCCGGACTCTCTTAGCGCTACTGCGGCGCTCGCCGCATCCCTCACCACTATCAATAGCAAGGAGTAACCGATGCCCATCGATACTGACATCCAGGCAATCAATGCCAGCCTCAAGACCGTCGGCGAGCAGCTGAAGGCCCAGGCAGAGCAGGCCGCATCCAACGCCAACCTCAACACCGAGACCCGCGCCAAGGTCGACGAGCTCCTGATGAAGCAGGGCGAGCTGCAGGCCAACCTGCAGGGTGCCGAGCAGAAGCTGGCGAAGCTCGAGGCCAACGGCGCAGGCGGCGACGTCCAGCACCAGACGTACGGTCAGCAGTTCGTCAGCGACGAAAAGTGGAAGGCTTTTGTCGGCCAGACCACGCCGCGCGGCCGAGTCGACATGACGTTCCAAGCCGCGATCACGACGGTCACAACCGACACCGACGGAGCGGCGGGCGACCTGGTGACATCCACCCGGCTGCCGGGGATCATCGCTCCACCGGACCGCCGTATGACCGTCCGCGATCTGATCACCCCGGGCCGCATGGACGGCAGCGTGCTCGAGTACGTGAAGGAAACCGGCTTCACCAACAACGCGGCTCCGGTGGCCGAGACCGCGAAGAAGCCGGAATCGACCATGAAGTTCGACCTGGTCAGCACCACGGCGAAGGTGATCGCTCACTACGTGAAGGCGTCGCGGCAGATCCTCAGCGATGCTTCGCAGCTCGCGAGCTACATCGACGGTCGCTTGCGCTACGGTCTGGCGTTCAAGGAAGAGCAGCAGTTGCTGAACGGTGATGGCACCGGCCAGAACCTGCTGGGGATCATTCCCCAGGCCACGGCCTACGCCGCTCCGTTCAGCCCCGCGAACGCCACGGTGATCGACAAGATCCGCTTGGCGATGTTGCAGGCGGAACTGGCGGAGTACCCGGCCACCGGCATCGTCATGCACCCCATGGACTGGGCGCGTGTCGAGCTGACCAAGGACAGCACCGGCCGCTACATCATCGGCAACCCGCAGGGCACCATCGGCGCCACCCTGTGGAACCGACCGGTCGTTGCAACCCAGGCGATCGCCGAGGACAAGTTCCTCACCGGCGCGTTCCGCTTGGGCGCGCAGGTCTTCGACCGCTGGCAGGCCCGTGTTGAGGTTGCCACCGAGAACGAAGACGACTTCGTCAAGAACCTGGTGACCATCCTGGCCGAAGAGCGATTGGCGCTGGCGGTTTACCGCCCGCAGGCCTTCATCTACGGCGACCTGGGCAACGTCTCGCCGTAACCACCATAGAGGGCCAGATTTCCCTGGCCCTCCTTTTCCGGGAGCAATCCGATGCTGATCAAGTTCAAAGGGGATGACCCCCGCTCGGGAACTGTGGTGCGCATGGACAGTAGCCGCGGGCAGTACTTCATCGACACAGGCGCCGCTGATGCGGTGAAAGAAGACGACGGGGTAGAGAAGCCGCCGGCTGCCCCGGCCAAGCCGGCGGGTGGGGCGGAGCCTACGCCTGGCCAGAAGCTGGTCGCTGCAACGGCAGCAGACGTCATCACGGCGGTTGAGGCGTTGGCCGACTCCGAGTTGCTGCAAGCTGGCCTCGAAGCCGAGCAAGCCGGTAAGAAGCGGAAGACGGTCCTTGACGCGCTTACTGCCAAACTTGAAGCCGTGAAGGCCTAACCGTGGAGCTGATCACGAGCGAACAGGCTCGGCTCCACTGCCGGGCCGATGCCGGGGTTGATGACCAGATGCTTGAGCTGTACGGCAGCGCAGCGGAGCAGGCTGCTCAGAACTTCCTCAATCGGCGTGTGTATCCCGATCCGGAGGCCATGGCCTCAGCCGTTTTGGACGGCTCGGCTGGGTGCTACCCGATGGTGGTGAACGATGCAATCAGGGCCGCTATCCTGCTGATGCTTGGCCACCTCTACCGCAACCGTGAAGCCGTCGTGTCGGAGGCTGCCAACGAACTGCCGCTTGGAGTGACGCAGCTGCTCTGGCCGCATCGTGTCGGATTGGGGGTTTGAAATGACCCTCGCAGCAGGCTCGCTTTGTCATCGGGTGGAATTGCAGAACCAGGTGAGTACGCGGGATGAAGACGGGATTCTGACGACCACGTGGCAGACGGTAGACACCGTCTGGGCTTCCGTGGAACCGCTCTCCGCACGGGAGTTCATCCAGAGCGGCCAGGGCCAGGCCGCTGTGACCGCCCGCGTCACCATCCGATATAGGCCTGATGTGGACGCAAGCTGGCGCGCTCTGCATCGGGGCAAGGTCTACAACATCGCCGGCGTGTTGGCGGACAGGGATTCGGGTCTTGAGTATCTGACCCTGCCTGTTTCAACCGGGGTCAACGACGGCCAATGATCGAGTTCGACCTGCTTGGGCCGGGCCCCAGTGCGTGCCTCGCGCTTGCCGACCGGCTGCGCGGGCGGCGCCTAGGGGTCGTCAACAACGCGTTCGAGCTGGCGCCATGGGCTGACTTTCTGGCTGCCGCCGACCGAGCGTGGTGGCTCGCGCATCCGGCCGCGCTACAGTTCGAGGGAGCGCGGTACAGCGGCAACATGCTGAGCGGCGTCCAGCAGCTCGCGGGTGTGGAGACTAACTGGTGTAGCGGCGTTCTGGGATTAGCAGCTGCTGCCAGCCACGGTGCAGAGCTGATTCGGCTGCACGGGTTCGATATGCATGGTTCTCACTTTTTCGGCAGGTACGACAACGGCCTTCGCAACACCGAAGCAAAGCACCGACGCACCCATTGCCAGCAGTTCGCTCACTGGGGTGCGGCGCACCCCCATGTGCAGGTAATTAATTGCACGCCGGGCTCTCAGCTACTTTGCTTCCCATTCGAGCTGGAGCAACCATGAAGGCCGAGTTCTCGATTACCGGCATCCCCGGGATCGTCCGGACCCTGAACAGCCTGCCGGCCGAGATCGTCAGCAAGAAGGGCGGTCCGGTAAAGCTGGCGCTGGCCAAGGCTGCGCGCCTGGTGAGGGATGAAGCGAAGAGCAACCTGCAGCGCTCTATCGAGCTACGCGGAGCCGACAGCACCGGAACGACGGTGAGGTCGGTCATCGCCAGCCGGGGCAAGGCGCCCAGCGACGGCAATGGCGAGCGCTACCTGGTCCGGGTTAAGAAGCGCTCCTTCGTCAATGCCCGCGGGCAGAAGACGTCCACGCTCCTGACCGCCAACCTGATGGAGTGGGGATCCGGACACCAGCCAGCCACCCCGTGGCTGCGCCCGGCGGTGACAAGCAAGGGCCAGGAGGCCATTGACGTGATGGTGACCGACCTGAGCCGTCGCATCGATCTTATCGTTCGGCAGCTGGCCGCCAAGAACGGGAGCGCGGGCTGATGTTTCCAAAGGTCTACCGCACCATCCACACCGCGGCGGTCGCCGCCATCGTCGACACGCGCATCGGCCGGCACGGCGAAGTGTCCCAGACCGAGCAGCGCCCCTACATCACCTGGCAGATCGTGACCGGAGTGCCGTACGAAAACCTCAGCGCGGCACCGGGCGGCGACTTCACCACGGTGCAGCTGGACTGCTATCACCCCAACGATGCCGGCGCGGAAGAGCTGGCGCTGGCGGTGCGTGCTGCCCTGGACGCGGCGCTGATCTGCAACCGAGTCGTGCTCGACAACCGCGATCCGGACACGAAGCTCTACCGTGTCGGCATGGAAGCCGACTTCATCGACCAGCGGTGAGCCGCTGGCACCACTCCCAACCCGACCGCCGCAAGGCGGTTTTTCTTTGACCAGAGGACTTTGCAATGACCGAGGGCGTCATCAAGACCCAGGGCACCGAACTCTTCACCGTTGACACGCTCAGCTCCAGTGTCGCCTCGGTCCTGAAGTTCGAGTGCCCGACGGGCATTACCGGCCTGGGCGGCGCTGCCGACCAGATTGAATCCACCTGCCTGAGTACCGTGGGCGACAAGGAATACGAAGGTGGCTTGGGTAACCCCGGCCAGGTCACCGTGCCCTTCAACTTCATTCCTCGCAGCCTCTCCCACCAGATCCTCTTCGACCTGAAGAAGTCGCGACAAGTCATCCCCTGGATGGTCGGGCTGAGCGACGGCGTGGCGGTCCCGGCCTTGGACTCCGACGACGAACTGGTGGCACCGGCGTCGCCGCTTCGCAGCTCGCTCGGCTTTCGCGGCTACGTGTCGGACGTGAACATCGACATCGCAACGAACGAGATCGTGCGCGGCACGCTCACGATCCAGCGCAGCGGCGAGGTGGTCCAGTACTGGAACGGGCCGTACTCGGCCTAACGGCTTTCGCAGCACCCTTTCGGGGTGTCGGCTCTACGCGCCCAGCCGTCGCGTATCCGGCGCCCCACCTTCCGAGAACGGCTGATGGATAAGAGCAAAATTCTGACGAGCAGCGCCCCGGTGGCGCGAGAGGTGACTTTCTCCGACGGCACCACCGATACAGTGCACTTCAAGCAGGTGAGCGCTGGCCAGATGCGCCGCTGGCGTGCCGCCGAGGCTGACGCGGACGACCAGGTCCGGTTTTTCGCCATGCAACGCCTGATCGCGGCCAGCCTGTGCGACGCCGAGGGCCAGCCGGTGCTGACTGAAGAGGAATCGAAAAATCTGACACCCAACGGGCTGACGGATCTGTTCCCGCACGTGATGGCCGTAGCCGGCATCGGTGAGGACGCAAAAAAGTCATCGCCGAGCGCGGACGCGAGTACTTCAGCTGCATCCTAGGCCTCGCGCTCGGCAAGACCCTTGGGGAGATCGACGATCTTCCCGAGCCTGAGTTCCAGCGCTGGCTGGCGTTCTACCAGCTGTACCCCTTTGACGACCTTCATCGCTACCACCGGCCTGCGGCCTTGGTTGGCGCGAGCTTCGGCGGGTCGATCCAGAAGAACCTCGAGTACTTGCAGCCGGTTCCGGTTGTCCACGAATTCCCCGATGCCGATCTGCGCACCCTCGCAGCGTTCGGCCTGAAACCACCGAGAGGCTGATCTGATGGCAACTGCCGGCTCCATCGTCGTCGACCTGCTGATGAAGACCGGGTCGTTCGTGACGGACACCCAGCGCGC